ATTTAAACAAATTGAAACGTTTAGATAAAATACAAGCTAAACGAGGAGAGATAAGAAAGAAAGACATATCAGCAATACAAGGTCGTATTAATTTAATGAATAGAATGTTAAGCGTTGACTTCATTAAGATTGATCCAAGTTGTGTTGAGTTAATAAAAGCAATAGAAGAAGCTGAATACGACAAATGGAACGATAGACTTGACGATGGAACGGTAGATGTAGATTCATTAGATAGTTTAGAATATAGTTGGTTAGATGATATGGATATAATTGATGATAAAATCTATATGAAAAGGGGTGTTATAAATGAGCCTAAGCAAGAACAAGCGACAGGATATTATATCGGCGATTACTAAGCGAGGACAGAACCCAACACGAGGTACTATCCACACAATAATGCCTGTATGGAAATCTTGGTGGAGAGGTAATGTAAACGACTTTCATCGCTACCAAGTGACCACAGTAGATGGAGTGCAAAGAGATTGCGAATTACTAACAATGAATATGGCTAAAAAAGGTACTGAGGATTGGACTACTCTAATATGGAATGAAGCTGTATTAGGAAATATCACAGTGAATAATAAAGGGATCAACGATAAAGTACATAAGGTATTTGAAGATAACAATTTCTTAGTAGAGTATGCAAACATATTAGAGAAAACATTTGCACTAGGTACAGGTGTAATGGTTGAGTTTGTAGCTAACAATAAAATAATGATAGATTACATTATAGGAGATATGGTAGTTGTATCGAGTTATAGAAACCAAAAGATAAACGGTATATGTACTGTCAACGTTATTCAGCAAGAAAAAGAAGTGCTTACACATTTGACGTATCACGATTTGAAAGACATAACAACGACTACAAATGGAGTGAGTGAAACAAAAACAGTTTATACAATAGAGCACGAAGTGTTTGTGAACAAGAATACTAATAGACTTGGTAAATCAGCACCGTTAATAGGCGTGTTCAGTCAACAAGATTTAGAAGCAATGGCTGCGATAGATGGAGTGGAGTTAGTAGTAGATTCAAATAACACAATATTTAAAGTTATTATTACATTTGAAACAGATACGGCACATTTCCAAGTATTGAAACCAAACATAGTAAACAACTTTGATGATGCGAACCCAATGGGGATTAGCATATTTGCGAATAGTATAGATAACCTAAAAGCGATGGACTTAAAGTTTGATTCATTCTCAAATGAGTTTGAGTTAGCAAAACATCGTATTATGGTAGATGCGACACAAGTAACTAAAGAGGTTACTAAAGCAACACCAACAGGTATGCAGATAACAAGACCATTTGACACAAGGGATAAAGTATTCTTAGGTATGAACTTATCGAATAGCGATAAAGCAATAGAGTTCTATAACGCTGAAATTAGAGCAGAAGAACATAAGACAGGAATAAATTTTGATGTTCAGACATACGGATTCAAAATAGGACTAGGTACAGACTATTATGCTTTCGATGCTAGAGGAGTATATCAGAATGAAAAGGCAGTAGTAAGTGAAAATAGTGATTTGTGGGCCAGTAAAAAGAAACATGAACAGACAATGCTTATAGCACCTATTACAAACTTAGTTAAAGCAATCTTATTCTTGCTAAGAGAAACAGGTGAGATAGAGGGCGATATAGATCAATTAGAAATCACAGTTAAAACTGACGATTCAATAGTAATTGATGATGAAGCACAATATCTAAAAGACTTAGATCTAGTAGATAGAAATATGATGTCTAGTTGGCAAGTGTTAGTGAAATGGTTTGGACTTACAGAAGAAGAAGCCAAAGCCCAAGTATTAGAAGCTGAGGGTGTGACAGAAAAAGGTGGTAACCCAATGCTTACACCTGAGATTGATGAAGATGAAGAAACGTTTATTGCTAGATTTATGGCAGATGAAGAAATGGTTATAGAGTTCTCAGATGAAGAGCAACGTAGAGAAATAGCAAAAGAACAATTCGCTAATAGTGGAAGTTAATGGCTTCTAAAAAGAAGAAACTAGCAATAATAGAAGATTTAAGCAATACGTTTATAGACGAGAACGCAAAGACATACGCTAAACAATATCAACAAAGTTTAAATACGATTCAAGCAACAGCTATAGCAAGGGTGTCTAAAGGGTTAAAGGTAACACAAGGCACGATAGGTAAGACTATCTCAATCAGTGGTATCAATAGGAATACACGAAATGCTTATGTGTTAAGTAGTGTGTCATTATTAGTACAACACGATAGAAACGCAATACTAGGTAGGAAACTAAGCCCAATACAAAAGATAATGGCATTGTATAGCGTGAATAATCCTAAACTGTTTGCGTTTAAGATAGATAAACTTACTCAAAAAGCATTAGGTGCTAAGATATCTTTGAATCCAAGAGAACTGAAAGCGTTTAAACAACTTGATATATTCTTGCGACAGAACAAGAAACAAATACAGCAATTAGTTAATACGAACACCAAAGCACTAAGACAGATAAATAAGACTATCTCAACTAACGAATCACGTACAATTATCAAAGCGAGACGAAGATTAATAAACGAGCGTGTAGTGGTCAAAGGTGTTAAACGACCACTAACTAATCAAGAGATAGCGACAAGGCTTAGAAGTGAATTTAGAGATGATAGTGCTAGATTAGAACGTATCTTACAAACTGAGGTACATAGGCAAGATGAATTAGTTAAAGAAGTCAATGCAAAGGCTTTAGGATTCACTAAGAAAACTTGGAATACACAACGAGATAGCAAGGTAAGGCCATCACACGCTAAGTTGGATAGAAAGACTATTGGAATAAATCAAGATTTTAACGTAGGAGGACATAAGGCTTCACAGCCGGGCGATGCAACATTACCTCCAGAGGAATCTATAAATTGTAGATGCTTCCTAACGTTTGAATAAAAGTCACTTGGACTTTAACTAAGACGAAAAAAACCGAGTTACAAGAACTCGTAAAAACTTGACGAAGTCACTCAGACTTTAATGGAGATGAAAATGAAATTTAATATTGAAAAAACGATTGAAGAATTTACAGTAGATGGCGTTATAAATTATGAAAGTGTAAATGAAGCAGTCCAAAAACAAACTGGTGACATAGTTGCTAAGAATATGCCTGATATGGATAAATTAAAAGTTGAAGCTCGAGGATCGGCTGTAAAAGATTTCATAGAGGGTGTAGGAATTAAAGAAGTAACGAATGTAGACCAATTTGTAGCCTATGCAAAAAGGCTTGAAAGTGATGAAAAATCACAAGAGAATATAAGACTTACTAATGATTTAAAAGTGATAACAGACAAATATACTATATTAGATAAAGATTATAAGACCACGACAGGAAAACTAAGTGGATTCATTAATGAACAAACATTAGTTAGAGATGGGGCAAATCCTAAGGATGTAGATTATGATGTATTTCAAATTAATAAATTAGTAAGTGAAGAAAAAGACTTCACACAAGCAAGTGAGGAATACAAAACAGCAAACCCTAATAGATTCAATGCTACTCCAACACCAACGAAACCTATAACTACAGGGCAACCTAGAGTAGTTACTCAGATTTCAGAAGTTACGGCAGTAGACCAAATATTGATTGACAAAGGGTTAATGAAACCATAAGGAGAATTATTATGAAAAAACTATTATTATTAAATATTCAAATGTTCGCTAATCCGAAACTACCTACAGATGGTACGCACGAATTAGTTGAAAGATATCCCGCAACGATTAAAAAATTATTTAGACTTAAAAATAACTTGCGACAATTCTTTGGTAGTGATTATGAGGGAGACCCAAAATCTGGTGCTATCAAAGTAGGTGTTAGAGACACAGAAGTTACATTAGCAGCTTACGATGTTGTAACTGGTACTCCTATTACAACTGGAACAACTGTTTACTTAACTATTCCAGTAGACAAGAACAATGCTATTAATGAGTTAATTGATGGTTATGAAGCACAAGCAGTACCTGATGGATTAGTAGCACAAAGGTTAGAATCAGGTGCATTTAAAATGCAACGTCAATTAGAATTAGACGCAATCGCAACAATCAGAGATTCAGTAGCAGCGCACGATGCAGGAAATGGTGGAGGGCAAACTGTACCAGCTAACCCTACTTATGAAACATCAGCTACTATATTAGATAAAGATACCGCTTATATAGCAATGTCGGATTCTATTGGTGAAATGTTAGATGATGGCGTAGACCCACAAGATATAACAGGTGGAGTTTCAACAGCAATGGAGGGATTATTACTACAAGATATTAGATTTACTAACACAGCGTCAGAAATTGGATCGGAAAGAGTTATGCGTGGAGTACTTGGTATGATACGTGGTGTTGAAGTAGTTAGATCATCTAATTTAGGTTTAGTTGCAGCAGCAGGAGATAACGTTGCTAAAAATGGGATGACAGTAGAATATATTACATATTCACACTTCTGGGCTCAAAAAGTAGACGAATGGATAGTACCGCCAACTATTAATGATTTAAAAGATGGTGTGCATATTGGAGCATCAGCACTACAAGGTAGAGAAGTATATACACATGCATTAACAGATTCACGTGGTGCGAGAGTTAAAGCTAGAACTACATAGGAGTGATATAGATGGTTAAAGCAATATTTAAGTATAGTAACACAGGACAGATAATGACATACACAGATGCAAAACAAATTGCAAGGTTGAAACTTGACCCT